TTTTCTGTTTTTAATACATCAGCATTTAAATTTTTTGTTTTGTAATAATCCGATAATAAAGTAATTTCATCGGATGTTAAGGTTACATCAAAATACGCGAAAGATGAAATAAGCCCACCTTTACATGGTTGAATTGTAGTAATTTTTTCTGGTATAGCGGGATAAAAAATTTTAGGTTGTGTATCATCTTCTTTATTTAGAGTATCATCAATAAGTTGTGTTTCCTGTTCTTCAAATAAAGGACTACCGTTTGAAACAGTCTTATCACTTATAAGTTTAACTTTAGTTGTATATTCCGGATACCGAACATAAGTATTTCTTTTACCACCTATACTAGCAATGTACGAAGTTTCTCTAATAAATTCTCGAGTTCTATCGCGATCAATATCACCAGTGCCATCATTGTCATAAGACTTTTGTTCTCCAATAATTACTTTTTGTGTAATTATCAAAATGTGCCATTCACTTTTCGAGACAACAAGTCCCGTGTTTTTTCCACTAATTATTAGTTTACCATCCACTATTCCTATAGCACCTTCTAATACGGATAAATCTTTTACTTTTTTATTCTCTATGGAAGATGGATAAAAAAGGTTTCCAAAATCACCAGTTACTAATCTTTCTGTTTCTACAATGGGTGTAGTTGAAAAAACTAAAACCATGGAACGATCCTTACCTTCATTAACAAGTTTAAGTGGAAAATTAATACTACCAGATATACCAGCTTTTGTTCCCGCCGCATTATTTACGATTTTTAGTTTATTTTCGTCGGCAATAATCTTAGATTTCGAACCTTGATTTCTATATTCAAAAGTTGTTTCTTTTATAGTAGGTGGTACGTGTATGTAAAATGTAGGTGCTTGTTCTATACCCATAGGTAAATCCCTACCTTCAACAATTTTTCCGTATTTAGCAAGGTAGTCAGCTTCAGTTTTATCAGTTGCTGCTTTTTCTTTAATTTTAGTATTATACGTTTTCGGATCACACGAACCATTCATAAATCCGTTTATAGAGAGTAAAATTTTTTTAGCATTTTCAATTTTAGTCTTCTCATCATCAGTTTTTGCACCTGTCATTTTGTTAGTAACCGCTTCTGATACTTTTCTAATATCATAAAGTCTTGGTAAACCTAATAAATCTTGTGCTTCGTATATTTTATCCATGGTTATAGTCGTATCAATATTATTTATATCAAATTTCACAAAACGTACGCCTTCAATAATATCCTTAGTTTCAGAAACATTACACACAGGTTTACCTTTATTACCTTGTGTAGAATCTATAACTGTATTAGACTCCTTAATTGGGTAATCTTCGTCATCGCATGTAATATCACTGCTAGTATTATGATACTTACTTCTTCTGTCAAAAAATGATTCCGCATCGTTTCTACAATAATACATAGATTTCGACTCATTACCAACTTTACAATATTCTTCATTTTCATCGGTTGGATCTTTACCAATTATGTTAAAATCAGTTTGTGTTGTGTATTGGGTATAACTTAAACGTTTCACCTCCCCTCTCTTCTCGGTATATAATTTAAAAGAAGCCTTGTCTGGTTTTGACACAGCCGAACACGTTATAGATTTGTCTTCACCAATAATACACCATTTTAGTGCATCACTATCAATTGTTTTACCCATGACCGTTTGTAACTGAAAATCACCGGTTTTACCACGTTTTTCTGATGTATTTCTATAACTTAAATAAAATAAAGTCGAACAACTAATACTTATACCCGGAATATAGTTAGTGGAATACCAATCTTTACCCGCCGTTTTTACTTTATTATCTTCATCGACGTAATAATAGTAATCGTCACTCACAGAACTACCATAATAATTACTCTTTAAAAAACCACCTTTTATCTGATACCATCCTTCATCGGGTAAGTTATCAGCCCCTTTGGGAGGCCATTGTATTTCAGGTCCTTCGACCTTTGTAATTTGAGACTTTTTTAAAGAAATTTCATCTTTATTTACCGTAAACTCTTTGTACCCAACTTCATTGTTAACTCCTTTCTCGTTGTAATATAATGTTAATTTTACGTTTCCACTTGAAATCTTATAATCAAATAACGTATCTTTTAAAAAATTTACGGATACATCAGTATAATTCGTTAATATAGATGGATCCGTATACTCTTTTGTGATTGTTCGTTTACCATCACCTTCTAAACTTGGAAATTCACCAACAAGTATCCATTTAGTAACACCGTCAACCTTACCGTTACGCCATGAAAAGTCTATAGAGTCTATAGTATAATTTTCATGTTTTTTATAGTAAAGGTAAATTAATACAATTAATATAATACATAAAATGATAATTAGATTATTACCATTAATCATTTTATATATTATGAGATTTAAATATAGTTACTATTAGCCTGATATCATAACATCTTTTTATTAAACTTTGAAAAGTTCACCGTCCGCACCAAATTCATATTCAACCAAGTTACATACCTCAAATTCATGTACTTTATTGTCATTCTGTTTATAAACATGCTCTACAAAAAAATTATTATCCGTTGTACGTGTCCCCGTTTTATTATAATCTGTATTTTTAAATGTAAGACATTTGTCCTCAGATGCTTCTGAACATTTTGTTTTAATGTTTCCGACTTCACTGTCTAATACTTCATCAATTCTGACACCCATCCGATCATTACTGTTTCTCATGACATAGTTAGCATAGTACTTTGATTTTTCTTCTAAAACTGTTTCTAATTCTTCTCGTGTTTTTGGTTCACAAACTTTTTCTTTCGTACCTGCCCTTGGATCAATCTCAACTACAGGTTCCGTAGCAGATCCTCGCCAGTTACAGATTGATTCATCAAAATTTTTACTAAAGTCTGGTAAATGGTCCCTTATCCATTTTTGGTCGGTCGAGAGAGTATCATAATTGAAAAGGAGATTCGTAGGCTTGTGGCTTGAAATTTTTGCCTTTGCCTTTTTAGTATCAAAATCATTTTGTATAGTTGTAATTTTAGACGACGTATCATCATTTGTTTTCTCTGCTAAACAAAGTCCCTTTTCTGTTATTTTTTCACACTGTGCATCTATTGCATCTTTTAATGCTTTAATTTTATCATCTCTAGGACACACGTCAGTACCATATTCTTTTATATATTTAAATTTTGGATTACTATCGTCGTCGTAATCTATACCCCAGTTACAACTATCATTATAACAAGATTCTTTCATGCGATATTCTTTGATTAAATCTCTGAATGGTGGACTTGAATATAAATCAGCCGTGCTAAATTTACCTTCACATCCCTCAGTTTTCCCCTTTCTATCGTACTTACCTTTATGTCTACACCCAGTTCCCCAATCTGGTAACTCTTCTCCAGCGTCTCCGTTTTTTTTCTCTTCAAACCTAGGTGTAGTGTAAAAAATTCTTTTACACAAGGTTTCAACGGTATCACCATCATTGTTTGTCTGTAAGCCATTGGCGGTAACAACGAAGGAATCGTTTTCTACACGAGTACCTACAGAATTAGCATATGCCTTAACTTGGTCTATTGATGCTTTCACACACGTTTTATTCTGGGTGTAGTTTTTCTTCTCCACGGGTATAGTAAATTCGTTCCATTCTGATGTTTCTATTGAGTTAGACCACCCTACAGTTTTTTGAAACTCGGTACTTTCCCCTTTCCCCTTTTGAGTTACAGTACACGTATTAGTAACTTTTGTTAATACAATTTCATCGTCGGATATTTTTATTGGTGTTCCAGATTCCATTCTATACAAATGATTTCCATCCATTTTATATACACGAGCATTATCTCGCCAAGAACCATCCTCTGTATTTATAGCTTCAAACTTGTCTTTTTTATTGAATCCAGTACCATCATTCGAGTAAAAGAAGTCTCTATAAAATTTACGATTTGTATAATAATTTTTTGTTCCCTTAGAATATTCTATTTTTTGTTTACCATAGTTATATGGAATAGAACTTCCATATGTTTTAAATGTTTTTGTCCATTTATTGTTATTCGCACTTCTTAAATAAAACTCGTTACTCCAGCTTTGAAGTTTTTGTAAATAAAATATATCGTAACATTCTTTATCATTATACGTTTTATCTGAAAACTCAAATTCATCTTGGTCATTTATTATGAATTTTTTAGTACCCGTTTTGGATTTTATAGTATAAAACCCGTTCTGAAAATCGTGATCTGATTGATTAAACGAGAAAACAGTTTCTGTTAGTTTTGTAAGAAGATCTAGGGTAATACTAAACATGTTTTTTTGTAAATATAACGTTTTTGTAATAAGTGGTTCTGATTCCTCGTTATAATAAACATCGACTTTCAAACCCTGTTTTACCGTACTCAAATCAAAATCTCTACCATCAAATATAATTTCATTATTCTTAAAAGGTTTGAAATAGTCAGGCTCATCTTCTTTTTTTATTTCCTTAGTTTCTAACACGACAAGGTTACCGTCACTATTACCACCCGTTAACTTAATAACCCATTTAGTAACACCGTCAGTCGTTTTGTTTCGCCAACCGAATTTTATTTCGTTGGTTTTCAATGCATACCCTTCTGATGTTATGTATTTTGAGATCATCAAGACAACTACAGTAATACATAAAATGATGAGTAACTTTCTATCAGTTATCATTTTATATACCATGAGATAATATTTATGTTAAAATTTAATTATTATTTTTCTTCTATTACGTACCCTGATTTGCGACTGGTTATAAAATATACAAATGCACCAATCATGCCTAGGAGTGCTAATATAATACCATAATCTTGACCATCCATTTTTTTATATTATACTATTATAAAAAAATGCGGGCTGTTACTTCAGTATTATTAGAGGCACTTCTTATCGGTGTCATGTTACAGGTTTTAGTTATGGGTCTTACGAAATATGTATATAAGGGAACGGGTGTACTTATAATATCAGGCGCACTCATACATTTACTTTTTGAGTATTCGCCATTCGGTAATATTAACGAAAAATGGTGTAAAATGATATTTTAATTAAAATTAGTCTATTTCCATATTAATACTCATGTTTCTTAGAAGAGTCTGCCCTTTATCGATAAGATCTTCTAAGGTATCATTCAATTCTTTCAGTTTATATTCAATATCCTCGTTATAATCATTCAAATAATTTTTGAAAAAAGCTCGTGCGTTACCAACGTCGTGTCCTGCATCCAATAAACATCCCAAAGTATATCTTCTTAATCGAATACCAATCTCGTTCGCGCGTTCTTTTATAGCAGCTTTTCGAACAGTTTCAGTTATTCTTTGTCTCGGTTTTGTTTTAGTAATAAGTTTCTCCGTATCTCTAATTTGTTGTCTAATTTTTTGTAATTCGTTTTCATCGTGTTCTCTCTGCGCCTGTTCAAGAATTCTCATATCATTTTCAAACGCCTCTCGATCGTTTTCCCAACCATGTGCTCTATCAAGAGCAAAATCACGAAGTTCATTTTCCTCGTCAGGTGTTGCTAGGAGAAAATCATCGTTTTCATCATTTATTTGATTTGAAGGTGCATCTGCATCTGCATCCTGTAATTCATGTTCGTAATATCTATATCTATTTCCCCTTTCTGTTCGTATAGGTACAAATGGAACAGGTGGGAAATTGAGTGTACTATCACTCATCACTTCTCTCAACATAAAAGTATTAGTATCATCATCTTCAGATTCCGAATCATAACTTGAATTTGAGGGTGAAATAATATCATGGATTTTTTTTATCGAATTACACATCTCAAGGTAATGACCCTCAGATATATTAGTCGAATTTAAATCAATCAAACGCATTAAATTAGTAAGATCTTCCATTTTTATATTCTTTAAAAAAAAATAAATTAAAATTAACTTAGGTTACTCACGTCTAGATTTATTTCATAAAAAGTATCTATAATACCCTGATTTACACGCATAAATGAAGTTACAATTTCCATTTCATTTTCAATGGAATCAAGATTACGTATATATGCTTCTCTTTGACACTGTCTATATTCATTCGAAAAACTTAAATATTCTAAAAAAAAATCGTGTGAATTACTCGCGTATCCAAGTTCTTGTAATTCTTCTACAGTTTCACAAAGGGGTAGGTCTAAAGCGTTACAATATGCCTCGAGTGCTTCGCTTTTAATAGTTTTAGTTACACGGTATCTTTTTTTACACGTTTTTAAGGCTCGCTTTATTCTCCTTCGTTCGCGGACGAAACCCATACACTTAGTAACTATCGTATCTAATGGGTTTTCTCTTAATCTAACTGGTAAAGTACGAACACGTCGAGTATTTCTAGAAATATCACGGAGTGTATTACAAATTTCTAAATAATCACCTTCAGGTATTTCGTCTGAGTGATTATCAACTAAGCTCATGATTTTTTGTAGAGTAGTAGTTGTCATAGTATATATTAAAACTTTCTATTTTTTAAATGGAATTCTTCTAGATATGACCTGTAAAATTCAGTCTCGTTTGACACGCACGGATCGAGATGTAAGAGTTTTTTGTAAGTAAAAACGTTTTTAATACCCAGTTCTTCAGATCTAGCGGCAATAGCATAATTTCTGACCGACTGTGTTACATTTTTTCGTTTCGTAAAACTTATATTTTTTTTAATTATTTTTTTTGAATTTTCTTCTATTTTTTCAATCTTATAAATATCAAATTCATCTTTCAGAAATATGTACTTTTCTTTCCAATAATCTCGTTCTTTATAAACACTCACCATGTGCTTATTTATTTTGTACAATTCCGGATACTTTTCCTTTGTTGTTTCCTTCATTTTTTAATAAAAGTAAGGCTTCAATTACTTCAGCAATTTCGTTGTGTTTTAAGCAGAATCCGTTCTTACCAGCTCTACAATAACAGGGTTGGTAGCAACAATTTGGTCTCATTTATTTTTATGTTTTTATGTTTTTATATTTCAACTTAGGACTCCGATTCACTTACAATTTCACCTTCTTCAACTTCAGTTTCAGATTCAGAAAGCATTTCACTTTCTTCATCACTTGAGTATTCGTTTGTACGGTTTACATCGTCTATATTATTAGGAAGAATATCGTAAAGATTATCCCAATTTACATGGCTCTTGATTTCATAATCATCAATAAAGTCGTCCATTGAAATTTTATCATGAACACCCCAATCTTCTTGAAATAACCATCTCCAATACCCAATGTCTTTGTATTCTATTTTAGAAGGAAACAGTTCAACCGAATAATTTTCACCTTCTCTATACTTATTTCTATAAAGACTTTCGATGGTTTCTTCTACGTAAATATCATACATGTGTTCTAAAACACCGACAGGAGATTCACAAACATTTATTTTGGGTTCATAAGAAAACGTTGTAAAATGTGCCTGTCCATAACTTGTTTCAATTTTTTTCTTTGAAACTCCCATGTAAGCGATATAATTTTTATTATTGGAAGGAATAAGATGTTCGGGGTATCCAAATTCTGCGCGTAAACCATAGACATTACAGGTTTTATTGTTCAAATTACTACATAAATCATTAAGGTGAGAAAGTTTTACGAGCGAGGTACAGTTTTTTAAAAGTTCGTGTGTAAGATTGTTAGACATGTTATATCATTAAAAGGTCTATATTTTTTAAGTATGATTAAATTTCCATTTTTGTTTTTGGTAACGTTTGTAAAAGACATTCCCAGTCAACATTTTCTGGTATTTTGTTTTTTGAAAAAAACTTTTCGCCAGATTCGATATCTTCAAAATATCTCTTCATATATTTAGTCCACATACGTCTTTCTGATCTGATAACATAAGGTACAATTATCATTTCTCTGTAATCTACTACTGATCCATCTTTAGGAGATAATTCATCCACAAGCATATTTAAAAAAGGTAATGTAATTTCTTCACACCCCTTATTTTCATGATAAAATTGAATCATTCGAATATCCTCTCTATTGCTGACCTTACTCAAACAAACATAACCGAGATACGTATTATTACCAAGTTCAGTCGGAAAACCTTGTTTGGGTTTAAGAGCAAAAACTTCAACGTCAATAGGTTCGAATAAACCCAAGGCATTAGACATGACTTCGTTCATATCTTTGAGTTGAACAATTTCAGTGTGTGTTTTTAAAAGATTAAAGAATAAAGACATTTTTGTTTTTTTATTTAATTTTTATATTTCGTCGATCTCACTTAGGTCATCGTCGTTCATTAATAACTCTTCAGCTACAATTTGATAAAAAGCCATTTTATATGATAAAAAACCGAATAAAGTTGCACCCATATTAAAATCAAAACCCAAATCATATGAATTCCACATGGATTCTGATAAAGCTAGAAGTGTGGGTATCAGTAATCTTTTATTTATACCTGGTAATCTTTCAATATTATCAACATACGTAGACAGTGAATCTATGTATATACAAGAAGCTATAGTACCCATAGTAGCAGATATACCATCGACTGGTGTATGAAAAATAAAATGGTAAGTCGAAACTGCTACACCGTATTTCAGTGTTGATTTTTTAATCTTCGTCTTAATATGTTCGTACTCAGATATACCCTCTTTTCTTTTAGTTGGACACGATATTCTAAGTGTTTTTTGCGCAGGATTTATTATATTTAACATTAATTAATATACATTACAATTTATTCATTAAGTATCTAATTCATTAAATCAATATCTATGTTTTCGTCATTAAAATATTTATTTTTAAATTTACGTTCTTTATCGAGAAATTCTTCGCATCGAGTAACTGATTCGTATATACGAACTTGAATTTCAGTTAATCTATCTTCGTGTGTAAAATTATCTTGTTTTCTAGACATTTTTCTCCATTTTTCACCGAAAAGATTTATATATTTCAAATTACGCCTTTCGTATTCTAATTCATTTAACATTGTTCTGTATAAAACCAATGAATACGAATCGTATTCTTCACGTTTAAAATCTGTGTAACAAAACTCTTCATATGCCAGTGTTTTCATACGTTGATAAAGTTGGTTCCCCCCATTTTTCTTTCCATTTTCTGGACAAGGTTTCGAGTCTTTCTTTTGAGAATCGTGTATTTCGTAATTGTTTTTCCGGGGCTCCTGGACACACAAGGTTTTCGTATTCATATTTTTGAGATTTTTCCCATATAATCCTTTGGACGTCTTCACAGAGTTCATTTGTCGCTTGACAGAAAGCGATTTTATAGTCGTGTGTGTGTAAGTGGATGTAATCCATTTCATTTGTATATTAAGTTTATTAAATCTTTATTTATATTTAAAAAACTTAGGACTATATTTATCGAATGTTTTGTCATGCTTTAAATATTCTAAAATAATAGTTTCACCGCTATCGTTTTTTGATATAATTTTATTACTCGAAAATTCCGATGATAACATCATATCAGAGTGTATCGTATTAGGATGTAATGATAAATAGGACTCCGTTGATTTTAGTGTTTGTGTATTTGAACCCAATAAGCGAGATATACTAGAGTAAAACGAAAACATGTTATTATTTATGTTTATTTTTTTATATTGTAAATACAAGATGGTTTCACTCCAGGACTTACCCAAAAAAGTACAATACATTATAATAGATTCAAAATATGTAAATGGTTCAAATAATACATTTTCTATAGATCTAACACTTGAATCAAATTTACATTTAGAAGAAATGTCGCAGGTATGTGGACTGAAACCAGTTGATTTTTATATCACGCAGGTTGGTCAAGCTAATCCGAACTCTGATTCACATGTAAGTAGCGTTGCAAAATACGTTGATATTATATGTGAAGATGTACCAAAAAGAGCACAAATACTCGATGAAAGACATGGTCAGGTTTTAGCGAGAGTACCATTAGAAAGACATTTCAATCATGGTTCGCATACTATCATTAGGGATAAACAATGGAAAGGGTTTCAAAGACAAACAAACTTATTTAATCCCATATCTATACAAAAACTAAATTTTGAATTATACGAGTATCAGGAAGACACTGATTACGTTACTTTACAACCTGATGCAGCGTGGTATATGGTTCTTGAAATAACAACTATAGATGTAAAAGAAAAACCTATAAATAGAGAAGTTCAGATTCTCGAGGCTTTGCATAAACTTATCGGTAAGATAGATGAACTCAACATAAATGTCGAAAAACTTCCAGATAAGAATGATATTGAAAAAATGGAAAGAGAAAAAAGAAAGAAAATTCCATTAATGTACCTTTTTATATTTTTAATGTTTATGGGTGGTGGTTATTACTTACTAAATCGCAAGGTTTCACAACCGATGCCTATGCAGATGCAGCCGACTTTTTAGCTGGTGTTTTCTTTGGTGTAGCAGCTTTTTTAGCTGGTGTTTTCTTTGGTGTAGCAGCTTTTTTAGCTGGTGCTGGAGCTGGAGCTGGAGCTGGTGCTGGTGCTGGTGCTGGTGCTGGTGCTGGTGCTGGTGCTGGAGCTGGAGCTGGAG